TAGATTTGAACACTATGAATCTACTTTAAGAAAAGAATGTTAAATTTTCTTTTCCGTATATTTATAGTAAAAACTATTAATGGAATTCTACATCAAAAAAAATGCAACACTTCCAGTTTTAAAACTCCAAGTTGTTAAAGACGGAAGAAGTGATTATAATAAATTTATGAATATGATAGAGGAATCCGCTATATTTTTTTCAATGGTTAACGTTGAAACGGGAATACCCAAAATAACTACAAGACCTGCGGGGTTTGTGGAAAAAATTCAAATAGAACCTAATGCCACTCCTGAATATTATATTTATTATAAATTTAACCCAAAAGACACAAATAAAGTTGGTAGATATGAGGGACAGTTTTTATTAAGAAACGATGATGGAACACTTATATTACCGATTAGAGAACAACTTTTTATAAATGTTCAAGAAAGTTATATTGCGGACGATTTAGATTACGAATCTTGTTATGTTATTGATTTTCCTTGTTGTACATAAATTAAAATAAAAAAATATGAGAATAGAAATTATAAACCCAAAAGAAATTGTTGTTGTACAAGAAAAACGCCAAACCTTTAATAGTTTAACTATAGAGAGAATCATTGATTTTGTGGAACAAAAAAAAGTTATAGTATTTTTAAAAGAAATACCTGATCCAATTATTGTGTGGGAAGGAGAAGAATATGATTCAAAAAGGGAATGGACAAAAAATGAAGTTGCCCAATATGTTAAAAGACTTTATTCTGATGTTTGATTTGTTATCAACTATTTAATATATTTAGGATTGAAGGTAAATGCCTCCTTTGTGAGTCAGAGAATACACCAAACCTAAAAAATATATATAATGATATCATCCGAAGAAATTCAGTCCTTTTTAGAAGGTTCAGATCCTGAAAAATTTATTGTCTCAATTGAATACGATTATGCCGCCAATTGTATCTACAAAGTAAAAGACTGTCCTGAAAAAGGAAAATCACTACAAAAAGAAAACTTTACCTCTTTTGGGTGGGTAGGAGATTTAAGAGGTTTAAATTTTTATCAATCATCTAAAGATTTACAAAAAAGTGCAATGTCTAAGTATGGTATTGTGATAGAAAAGCTTAGAACTGATGGTGATGAAAGATTAGAAAACGGACTTACTTTTATTGTGAAGTCAATCAAAGGTTATAGAGAACTAATACAGTTTTTTAGAGATGGAGGGATAGATCCTTGGGGCGAAAGAGTTAAAGATAAAATAATGATTCTTCCCCCCGTTGAGCAATATTTAATTTCAAAAGAAAAAAGATTATTTAAAGGTTATGAAGAATACAACGATATCACAAGATTTGTATTCGACTTAGAGACTACCGCTTTAGAACCAAAAGACGGTAGGATATTTATGATAGGTATGAAAACCAACAAGGGTTTTCTTAAAGTTATTGAATGTAAGGATGAAGATGAAGAAAGAAGAGGTATTGTGGAATTCTTTGAAATAATAGATAAATTAAAACCCTCAATAATAGGTGGATATAATTCTGCGAACTTCGACTGGTATTGGATATTTGAGAGGAGTAAGGCTCTTAATCTTGATTTAAAAAAATTACCAACCTCCTTAAACCGAATGAAACCAATTGCTCAAAAAGAATCAATGTTAAAGTTGGCAAACGAGGTTGAAAAGTATAATCAAGTTCAAATGTGGGGTTATAATGTAATTGATATACTTCATTCTGTTAGAAGAGCTCAGGCAATTAATTCTAACATTAAAGAAGCCGGACTAAAATATATTACAAAGTTTATTGATGCTGAAGCTAAAGATCGTATCTACATCGAACATACCAAAATTGGTTCTATGTATGCAAAAAAAGAAGACTATTGGTTAAACATTCAAAACGGAGGATATAAAAAGGTTGGTGTTGATTCTAAAATTGATGAGGTTTGTGAAAGAAGAAGTGATGTTTATATTAAAACAACAGGTGATGATATCGTAGAGAGATATCTTGACGATGACTTGGAGGAAACCCTACTTGTTGATGAGGAGTTCAATCAAGGGACATTCTTACTTGCATCACTTGTACCAACAACTTATGAAAGGGTTTCAACAATGGGAACTGCAACATTATGGAAAATGTTGATGTTAGCGTGGTCTTATAAACACGGACTTGCAATTCCAGCAAAAAACGAGAAGAGAAACTTTGTTGGTGGGTTATCAAGATTAATTAGAACAGGATACTCAAGAAACGTATTAAAACTTGACTACTCTTCACTTTATCCATCAATTCAGTTGGTTCACGATGTATTTCCCGAATGTGATATAACAGGTGCGATGAAGGGATTGTTATCTCATTTTAGAACAACCCGTATTATGTATAAGAACTTGGCTGAGGAATACGCAAGTATTGATAAGAAGAAGTCACTTTCTTTTGATAGAAAACAATTACCAATTAAAATTTTTATTAACGCATTCTTTGGTTCATTGTCAGCACCTCAAGTTTTTCATTGGGGTGATATGAATAAAGGAGAAATGATTACCTGTACTGGTAGGCAATACTTACGAATGATGATTCATTTCTTTATGGATAGAGGATATACACCACTTGTAATGGATACGGATGGTATTAACTTTTCAGTTCCTGATGGTGTAGAAAGTAGAAGATATATTGGTAAAGGATTAAACTGGAAAGTTAAAGAGGGTAAAGAATATGTGGGTGAGGAAGCTGACGTGATGGAGTTTAATGACTTAGCAATGAGGGGTGAGATGGCTCTTGACACTGATGGACAGTGGCCTGCCTGTATTAACTTAGCAAGAAAGAACTACGCCCTTATCACAGGTAAAGGTAAAATTAAACTTACAGGTAACTCAATTAAATCTAAAAAAATGCCAAAGTATATTGAGGTGTTTTTAGATAAAGCAATTAAAATGTTACTTGATGGTGATGGTAAAGGATTTGTAGAATACTATTATGAATACCTACAAAGAATATTCGATCAGAAAATTCCTTTGGCTCAAATTGCCAATAAGTCAAAGGTAAAACAATCTATTGATGACTATGTTGCAAGAAGTAAAACAAGAACAAAGGCGGGAGCGTTAATGTCAAGACAAGCACATATGGAACTTGCAATCAGAGAAAATTTAAATGTGAATCTTGGTGATATAATTTATTATGTTAATAATGGAACAAAGGCATCACATGGAGATGTTCAAAAGGTTAACAAACCAAAAAAGGGTTGGGCACAAGAACATTTAGATAGTTATTATCAGGGTTACGGCACCTATCCTGATGATAGTTGGGAATCAATAATCCAATTAAATTGTTATAGATTAGACCCAATAGATTTAGAAAACAATCCTGATATGTTAGGTGAGTACAACATCCAAAGAGCAATTGTTACATTCAATAAACGAGTTGAACCTTTATTAGTTGTATTTCAAAAAGAAGTTAGAAATAATCTATTAATTAAAAATCCTGAAGAAAGAGGTTTTTTTACTACAGAACAATGTCAACTCATTAATGGACAACCGTTCAAAGAAGAAGATCAAGATAAGTTAGAAGATGTGATGGAAATATCAAATGAGGAAATGGAATTTTGGACGAATGTAGGTGTTTCACCATTTCATATGTATAAATTGGCGGATCCATTTATGATGAAATTTTTAAAAGAAGATGAATTAAGACATTTTGAGACCGTCGGAGGATAATATATACCAATTACCTTCTACAAACTGAAATTGAACACAAGCTCCTTTTTCTAAAAGTAATTCGTCCCATTCTTCATCAATCATACCTACATCAGATTTAATCAAAACAGTTGTCAAAGATTTAATGGTAACTGTTTTGTTTTTTTCTGAGTTCAAAGTAACTTCCGAATTTTCAACATCTTTAACTATAACTAATAATTCCTCATCAATTTTATGATGTTCAGTTGTGACAATTTTATCAGTTACTATGTTTGATGTTTTAGGTGTTGTTTGTGTTTTGTATCTTACAACATTTTTTCTTGGGGATATGTCTTCAATTCTTATACTCATATTACATAAATTTGTCTTGGGAACGCCCTGAACTTTAAAGTTTTATTAAGATTTTCTGCAAGTAAAGCCTCTCTCTCTAAAACTTTATCAGGGCGTAGTCTTGTCAACTTACCTTCAGCACCTGTCAATTCCTCAACCAATTTTGTTTTTTCGTCTTTTCCTTCTGTTGCCAAAGATTGATAATCCATTGTAAGTTCAGAATCTGGTGTTTTAAGGTTACCACTAAATTTACCTCTAACTTTTGATAAAACTTCTTTACAACTAGCAATAAACCAATTTCTAACCCAAACTTGTGCTGGGTGATTTAAATCAACCCAAGATAATTTATCGATAGGTACGTCAGAAGGTAATTTAATTATGTCAGGATTTGACTTCAAACAATTATCTCTATCCTCGGGACCAACATCATAATACCAATACCATACTTTACCTTTTGCTAATGTGGAATTACCGAAATCAAATTTACCTCCTGGTGTGTTCATTAAATGTATAGCTTTCTTACCACCAGGTAATGCGGTAATTCTATACGTTAAATCACCTGCAATGATTCTTCTTTGGATATTGATTTCTTGCATTCTTAATAACATATCAAATGCTGGCATCATAAAATATGAACCTGACATATTACCAAGTTGCGCGTATCCTGCCGGTCCTGATATACCACCTCCTGCAATACCACCAAACGTCCAAGGGTCGAACAACATATTATTTAATTCTGCGGGAGTAAACCATAGTAATTCATTAATTTCTCTATTTGCAGGTATTTCATAAATTTGTTGATTAGGAACCAACTGAATGTAATCCTTTTTTAATTCCCATTCACCACCGGCTTGTAAACCAACAATTTTTGAATATGCATATGTATATCTGGTTTCATAGTCTAAACTTTTTGTTACAAAAGCACGTGATAATGATTGAGTCTCTATATTTAAATTCCACAAACTTGTCCATTGCGATTCTATTAACCAATCATTAACGGATTGGGAGTATTGATCTATGGCAAACTCAAGTAAAGTATCCATTTGTTCGTCTTCTAATTCAACACTCCTTAATGGTGCCCCTAATAGGTGTCTAATTTGGGTGTATAACTTAGATCTTTCAGGTTCTGGTATGATTGCCATAATAATTGTTTTTATATAAATATTTTATTTTTTCATTCTTAAATCATATAGTTCATTTACAAATTCCCAATTTACACAATCCCAAAAGTTTTTAATGTATTGGTCTCTTTTGTTTCTGTATCTTAAATAATATGCGTGTTCCCAAACATCAAGCCCAAGAATCGGGTAACCCCCACCCTCAATCACGTTCATTAATGGGTTATCTTGGTTTGGTGTTGACATAATTTTTAATCTTCCTGTCTTAGTTAATATTAACCAAGCCCATCCCGAACCAAATCTATCTAATGCGGTTTTATTAAATTCTTCTTTGAATTTATTAAATGAACCATATTGTTTTTTTATTTTATCAAAAACAATACCTTTAGGTGTTTGTTTTGTGGGGGACAACATTTTCCAAAATAATGCATGATTAAATGCTCCACCAGCGTTGTTTCTAACTTTAGTATCAAACTTGCTTATTGATTTAATAATATCCTCAAGTTCTAAATCCCCCTTTCTACTTGAAAGTGCATCATTTAATTTTTTTACGTATCCTTTGTAATGTTTATTATAGTGTATATCCATTGTCTCAGGATCAACAAATCTTTTGATTGCGGAATATGAATAAGGTAATTTATCAATTCCGATTTTTTTCATTTCCATCAAGAATTCCTTCTGAACATTTTCTTTGTTTTTAATTTCTATTTGTTCAGTAATTAAGTCAATTTTTTTTGTTAGTTTTTTATACCCCTCAAATATTGATTCATCATATTGTGGAAATTTTTTTTCAAACATTTTTATAATTCTACCAGCATATGCATTTGCTTCATCTTCATTTCTACCCCCAATATCTGAACCTTTTTCTCTTCCTAAAACACCAAGTTGATATTCGTGAATCCATTCGTGAGCTAATGTCCTCATTATGTCTCTATTAAGTCTTTTCTTTGTTAAGACTTTTATAATGTGTTTGGTGTTTCGACTACCTGTAGTCATACCTCCTATTCTCTCACCGGTAAATACTATACCTACTTTATGTTTAAGAGGGAATTTTGTGTTTAAAAACTTTATAAAATCCTCATAAAGATTGTGATCTTTTTTAGGTAAATCGGAATTATGATATTTTATTGATACGTTCATTATCAATAAATATCATTCATTGATAGTTTTATCTCATTGAGTTAATAGAGTTAAGTATTTCCTCAACAGTATCTCCACCACTTTCTATTGAGGTATCTCCCATTACGGTATTAATAATTTGTTTTTTTCTATTTAAAATATCATAGATTGCACCCTCAATTGTATTATCAAATAAAGGATAATAAACAAGAACATTATTTTTTTGTCCATAACGATAAGCTCTATCTTCGGCTTGTGCGTGTTCCGCAGGAACGAATGATAAATCATTCATAATAACAACCTCAGCAGAAGTTAAAGTTAAACCAACACCTGCTGCTTTAAGATTACCTACAAATACTTTAATCTTTTCATTTTCTTGGAATTGATCTACGGCATATTGCCTTTGGGGTTTTGTACAACTACCGTCTAAATAAACGGATTGTTTACCAAAATGATTATGTATCAGTTGTAAAGTATCTGTAAAATTTGTAAATATGATAACCTTTTTACCCTGCTCAATTATGTTTTCCGCAAATTCAATAGTGTTTTTAACTTTTTCATTTGCAATTATTTTTCTAACCTTCATCAATTTACTGAACTGAATTGTTAAAGATGATGATTCGTCTGATTTGTTATCATACCAATCATAATACTCTCCCATCATTTCTTCATAATCTTTTGATTGTAATCTCAAATATATGGGTGATATAATTTTATCAGGTAAATCAAGAACATCTTCTTTTAATCTTCTTAATATTTGTTTTGATGTTCTGTCTCTTAGTTCTTCTAAATTTGATGCTCCTTGAACATTCCATACTTTTCTATTGCCCGCTTTGAATTGGTATCCCTGACAGTATCGGATAGCATAAGCCATCCAATTCTGTGCAACGGGACTTTCGATGATACTCAAAAGATTATAATAATTCATCGGACGTGATGTCATTGGTGTTCCTGTGAGTAACCAAACTCTTTTTATATTTTTAACAAAGTTGTTAATTATTTTTGTCCTTTGTGCTTGTGCATTAGATACCATATGAGCTTCATCTAAAATAACAAGTTCAAAATTTGACTGAACAAGTAGTGAGTTTGATATATCTTTAATATCGTGAAAGTTTTTTAATATATCATAATTGACAATAACAAAGTCCGATTCGGTAGAATACTTTTTACCTTCGGCAATATACACACTTCTATCTGAATAGTTTTCGATTTCTCTTTGCCAATTTATTTTAAGTGATGCGGGACAGATAATTAAAATCTTTTTAGCTCCCGTTTCTAACGCCGCAATAATAGTTGATGTGGTTTTACCAAGTCCCATATCGTCAGCCAATATAAATCTACGAGAACCAACCAATTTTTCTATTGCTTCTTTTTGATGTGAAAGTGGAGGACGATGTTCGTATTTAGAATAGTCAATCTCAACTTTTTCTACCGTATGGGATTTAATTAATGCTGACTTAGGAATCCAAAATTCAGATAAAACGTCTTTTTCAAAAAATTTTCCCCATATATGGTATGACTTTTCTTTTTCCACTAAAAGTTTTTCAATATATATTTTTTCAGGGGTTTGAAACAAATACTTTTCTTCCGCGAATTTTTTAGCAAAATAAGTATCTAACTCAACCCATTTTCTTGCTATTTTCGGTCTAACATTATAATACGAATTTATGTAATCAGATTGTGTCCTTGTTGGGTAGAATTTTTTACTTTTTTCTTTTTTTTCTTTTAGATACAAAATAAAATTGTTAGCACCCGAATACACTTCTAAAATATCTAATGCTTTTTGTTCTATTGTTTTCGAGGTAATCTCCAAAATAAACAGTTTTATACAATAATAATTATTATTTAGATATTTATCAATAAAACTGTTTTTATGTCAAATAAAGTTCCAATAACAAGGTTAGGTAAATTTTTTGGTGAAAACGACTATAATCTTGATATTTCTATGGGTGAAGAATGGTTAATTGGTGATATGAATTTTACTTGTGTCCTTTATCGTATTGACAGATATAAAACAAAAACAGATGATGTGTATGGTGAGACTTTAGAAGATGGTATTAAGTTTTTACCTCCTGTTGAGTTTAATGCATATATACAAGTATCGGCACCTGAAAATAAAATGATGGGAACTACAAGGATTGATCAAATGGAACCTGGTAATGTTAGGATATCAATTTATCAAAAAACTTTAGACGAATTAGGTGTTGATATTAATTTTGGTGATTATATTGGTTATTATGAGAGTGAAACTGTTGTGAGATATTATACCGTAAATAATGATGGTCGTGTTGTTTCCGACAACAAACATACTTATGGTGGTTATAAACCTTTTTATAGAACAATTTCTGCATCTCCTGTTGGACCTAATGAATTTAGAGGATTATGAAAAATTTAAATAAAATGAAAATTATTTTGTCTGAATCACAATATTTCAGAGTAAAAAAATTAATTGAGTCTTCAGAAGATGATATTGATAATAATGTGGAGCCGACAAAATACACTTATTTATCAGTAAAACTTTGGGAAAAGGGGAGAACTAAAAAATATTTTTTCAATAAAGTAAAATCTGTGGAAGATAAAAACCCAATACCAGGAAAAATTAAAATTGTTGGTAGCTCAGGTGATTTTATATTTGATAAAGATAAGATTAAAATCCAACCTGAAAGAGAGGTAATAAGTATTGATAAAGATGAATTTGACAAAAATTATAAAATAGAGGGTTCTTCCGTTCCCTCAACTATTGGTATAAATTCTAAAACAATATTATCATCCCTCAAAATGGCTTTTCCTGATAATTGGATGGAAGAAGATGAGATTTATAGTGCTGGATTGAGAGGAATTTACACTATTGGTGATAAAATCGGAGACCCTTTAGAAGATTGGTCGATTATGAATTATTTTGATACCAAATTAGAAATTCACGATTTATTATATTTGAGATATAAAGAGTTAGATTCTAATGAAGATATGTCCGATTGGTTAGTGTCTACATTTAGAAATGACAAAGAATTTATTAATTTTTTGGTTAATCGTCAATGGAAATCTATTGAAAGTGGTATAAAATTAGAAAAACAATCAGTTAATAATGTTATAACTAAATTGGGTATATCTGATGTTGTTTACTATCCTTTTGGTTCTAAAATGGATAGGTGGTATGGAATAGATGTTACAATCTCTGGTTTGAACTGTCAGATTAAACCAATGTCTTCTTTTTACGAAAAAGATGGGAAATATATAATAAATACTTATGGTATGAGAGATTACAAATCAAAAAGAAAAGTTGACAGAATTATTTTTGCTAATAAGAATCAAATTTTGATATTTAGAAACTCAGATTATGATGTAGTATCGAGATCTAAAGTTATATTTAATATAGAACCAAAAATATTTTAAAAATGCCTTTACCAAATAAAATAAAAAAAAAGATACCTTTAACTCAGTCTAAAACATTATATCCAAGAAGAGTTGAATTAAAGGAAATGATAGAAATGGATGGTACATATTTACCTAAGTCTCTATTACATGCCGATTTGGATAGGGGTTTTTTGGATTTTGTTAAAGATGAACTTAGATGTGTTGTTGAAGGGAAAACCATACCAACAGTTGATATTTTAATCTCAACTCAGAATTGGAGTCAATTTGTAGAAACTTGGGATTTTCAAAATATAGACAAAAATGCCGAACCTCCGTTCATTACTATAATCAGAACACCTGAAGTAAAATATGGTTCTAATCCTGCATTAAGATATAATATACCAAATAGACGACAATATTATTATGCTCAAGTACCAACTTGGGATGGACAAAGACACGGTATGGACATTTATAAAATACCCCAGCCAGTACCTGTAGATATAAAATATACCGTTGCAATAATTTGTAACAGGATGAGAGAACTGAATAAATTTAATCAAATTGTTTTAGAAAAATTTTCATCAAGACAAGCATATCAAGTAATTAAAGGACATTATATTCCAATAATTAATGACGACATTTCGGATGAATCGGTAATGGATTTGGAAAAAAGAAAAGTTTATATTCAAAAATATACTTTTACTATGTTAGGGTTTTTAATTGACGAAGATCAATTTGAGATTCAACCAGCTGTTACAAGAATACTTCAAATGTATGAAACTGATATAACAACACCAAAAAGAAGACTTAAAAGAGAAGAACCACCACCACCATCGGTATATGTAGAAACCTACCCTCCATCAGGTTCGACTCAATCAACTTATACCTTTGATTACACTACTAATTTGAAATTATCATATTCTAATAATGTGGATAATTTTGATGTATTCATAAATGGAGATTTTTATGGGAATACTTTAGAAGAAATTCAAATTAATACAGGAGACGTTTTAACTTTGAATATTATCAAATATGTGATATCAGATAATGCGGTATTATCTTTTGTTAGGGAATTAATATAATTATTCCCCATATATATCTTTCTTTTCTTTGCATTTTTCTAATATGAGATTTTCCAAAAATTTATACATCTTAATACCACGCTTATCACAGTACTTCTTCAAAACATCGTGAACCTCAATCGAAATCTTCAAATTTTTTATCTTCTTGACATCATTATCCATAGGTAGAAAAAAGGCAGAAAATAATCATACCAATATATAAATAGTTTTATTTAAGTAAAGTTTTTGGTTAAATCCACAATATTTATATTAAAATAAATCTTATAAATTAAAAAAACAAAATGGCAACTAACAGTAAAGTATTTGTATCACCAGGTGTATATACTTCAGAAGTTGATTTGAGTTTCGTTGCTCAAAGTGTTGGTGTAACAACTTTGGGTATTGCGGGTGAAACTTTGAAAGGACCTGCTTTCGAACCAATTTTCATAAGAAACTTCGACGAGTTTACAACTTACTTCGGGGGTACTTCACCAGAAAAATTTGTGAATACTCAAATCCCTAAATATGAAGCGGCGTATATCGCAAAGGCTTATTTACAACAATCAAATCAGTTATTTGTAACCAGGATATTAGGTTTATCAGGATACGACGCTGGACCTTCTTGGTCAATTCTAACTGTAGCAAACGTAGATCCAACAACTATTGGGTTTGATTGTGCAAGTGGTGTCACGGTAGATTGTGAAAAAGTTTGTACATCCGCAAATACTGAAGATATCTTAGTTAATTTTAGTGGATGTAATAATTCTGCAGATAGTATTGTATTTTTAAATTCATTTCCATCAGAAATACAAGATATGTTTAACGAACAATATCAACAATTTGATGGTGGGGTGTCCTCAATTAGTTCTAATATAACTAATTCTATTTTTGGAATATTGTCATTGGACAATCCTACAACAGGAAAAACGATTGATTATTTTGGTTCTATTGATGTTGATGATTATACAGGGTTTACAAATCCAACTTTTTCCTCATTTACTGAAAATAACGTTTTTGAAGTCCCTTCTGTTAATTTAAATGAAACTGACTTAACTTCTCCGTTTAATGATACTTGGTATTATGCAACATTTGATAATACTGGAAATGGTAATTACACAGGTTATTCATTTTATTCGTATTATACAGGAGTAACGCTTACAACAACCTCATCAACTTGTGCATCATTCTACAACTTTTCAATAAGTGGTAATTCAGGTGTTATAAATTACAACACTAATGTTATTGATATATGTTTACCTTCTGGGTTTACAAACGTGTATTCAGCTCTTACTCCTACTTTTAGTGCTTGTACAACTGCGGTAACGGTTAATGGAGTTACGCAAGTTAGTAATTCAACAAGTGTTAACTTTTCTGCGGAAACCTTAACTTATGTGTTAACATCACAGGATGGTTCAGTAACAACGACTTGGACTGTAAATATCTATCCTTATGATCCTTGTATACCTTGTCCCGCAACTAGTGGTGGTAATCAAGATTTAGGTGAAATTACAACTTGTTATTCAGGTACAGTAGTTGGTAAACTTTACAAATTTACAGGTAATTCTTACAGTGATTTTGATAATTTAGTTGTTTCCACATTAAGATCGAGAGGTATTTCAAATTATACTGATGGTGAAAACCCAACTTGGGAGGTGACAGGTTTAACAGACGTTTCTTTGGATATGACAGGTGCTTATTCTGGTGTAACCAAAAATCCTTATTTACCATTTTTAGTTAATGCAACAAACTACAAAGGAGAAACATTCTCATTTGAGACATCAATGTCAATATCTGACGCAAAATACATCAGTAAAGTTTTTGGTTCTAGCAACTTCGGTAAAAATAGATTTAATGTACCTTTAATGATGGAAGAAAGATTCCAATCTCTTTTAAATTATGGTTATAGAAAAGGTTATATTAGAGGTTTAAATCCTGAATTAGTTTCATTGGATTCGGCACAAAGTGAAAGTTCAACATCGATTGGTTGGTATCTTGACAGATATCAGTCACCAAGTTCTCCTTGGGTTGTGTCAGAATTAAGAGGTACAAAAGTGTATAACTTATTTAAATTCTACACAATTGCTGATGGTAACAATGCTAACACTAATGTAAAAATGTCAATTGCGGATATATCATTTGCGAATCAAACATTTACAGTGTTAGTAAGAGATTATTATGATACCGATTCAAATCCTACAGTATTGGAGAAATTTACTAACTGTTCTATGGATCCAAGTCAAAATAACTTTGTGGCTAAGAAAATAGGTACGTTAGACGGTGAGTTCGAGCTGAACTCTAAATATGTAATGGTTGAAATGAACGAAGATGCACCTGTTGATTCACTACCTTGTGGATTTGAAGGATTCAACTTTAGAGAATATGCGGGAGCAACCTCTCCATTCCCAATCTTTAAAACTAAATACGATTTTCCAGGTGAGGTTATTTACAATCCTCCATTTGGTTTACCTTCAGGTAATGACAATTTAACAACTACAGGTGGTGATAACGTTAGAAGGACATACCTTGGTTTGTCAAATTTCTGGGGTTATGATCCTGATTTTTATGAATATGTTGGTAAACGTAATCCTATTTCATCTTGTGATTTAGAAGGATCGGAATGGTCTTATAGAACAAGAGGTTTTCATATGGATATAAATGCGAGTGTCTTAACAATCGGTAACGCATTCTCAACAAGCGGAACCCCAAGATTCTATGTTGGTGATGCACCGTTTGCTTCAGAACCTTTAAATGAAACAAGCCCATATTACAGATTGTTCTCTCGTAAATTCACTTTGTTTGTACAAGGCGGGTTTGATGGTTGGGATATCTACAGAGAAAGAAGAACTAATGGTGACAGATATGTCTTAGGAAGACAAGGATTCCTTAATGGGGCTTGTCCATCTGATAGATACCCACAAGCAGTTGGTTGGGGGGCATTTAAACAAATATCTATTGGTGATGGAACAAGAAATTATGCGAATACAGACTATTATGCATATCTATTAGGGATTAGGACATTTTCAAACCCTGAGGCGGTTAATATCAATGTGTTTGTTACACCTGGTATTGACTATGTAAATAACTCTGACTTAGTTGGTGATACTGTAGAAATGATAGAATTTGATAGAGCAGATTCGTTGTATATCACAACAACACCTGACTATAATCTATTATTACCAACAACAACAGGACAAGATGGATTGATTTACCCTCAAGAAGCTGTTGATAATTTAGAGGAAGCAGGTATTGATTCTAACTATACTGCGACTTACTATCCTTGGGTATTAACTCGTGATACCGTTAACAACACTCAAATTTACATTCCGGCAACTGCGGAAGTAACAAGAAACTTGGCATTGACAGATAATATCGCATTCCCTTGGTTCGCAGCAGCAGGTTATACTCGTGGTATTGTTAACTCAGTTAAAGCACGTAAAAAGTTAACTCAAGAGGATAGAGATACTCTATATGTAGGTAGAATTAACCCAATTGCAACCTTCTCAGATGTTGGTACAGTAATTTGGGGTAACAAAACTCTTCAAGTTAGAGAATCTGCACTTGACAGAATTAACGTAAGAAGATTGTTACTACAAGCTCGTAAATTGATTTCAGCGGTTTCTGTAAGATTACTATTCGATCAGAATGACGAACAAGTAAGACAAGATTTCTTAAATGCGGTTAACCCAATCTTGGATTCAATCAGAAGAGATAGAGGTTTATATGATTTCCGAGTTACAGTTTCTAGTGATACTGCTGACTTAGACAGAAATCAAATGACTGGTAAGATTTATATCAAACCTACTCGTTCACTCGAGTTTATTGATATAACATTCTACATTACTCCAACAGGAGCGTCGTTTGAGAATATCTAATAAAAAAATAAAAAAAGAAAAGGGAGACAGGTTCTCCCTTTTTTTTATGTGTGTGATATTTATTAATATGAATTATATTAGTTTGACACGACAAATTATCAAAGAAATGGTTGATGATTTGGAAGAAAAAAAATATGGATTAAAATATTATGCATTTGATTGGGATGATAACTTGATGAAAATGCCAACACAAATTATTCTTTTAAATGAAGAAGGTGATGAGGTTGGTATGTCAACTGAAGATTTTGCAGAATATAGAACAGATATTGGAAAAAAACCTTTTACATATAATGGAGAAACAATAGTTGGTTTTGCGGATAATCCATTCAGATTTTTTGGCACACAAGGAGATTCAAAATTTATGACAGACATTGAGGATGCTCCATTAGTTAGAGGTCCTTGGAGAGACTTTGTTGAAGCAATCAATAACGGTTCAGTTTTTGCAATTATAACAGCTCGCGGACATCATCCAAATACGTTAAAAAAAGGAGTTCTTAAACTTATTTTAATGGGACGTGGAGGTTTAAACAAGGAACAATTAGTTCAAAGTCTTATAGAATACAGAAGAATTATGGGATTAAAACCAATAACAAATGAAAGTTGGTTGATAAGGGATTACTTAGAAAGATGTAGATTTTATCCTGTGAGTTATGGTGAGGGTTCGGCAACAAATCCTGAAGAGGGCAAGGTTAGAGCAATGGAGGAGTTTATAAATTATGTAAAAGGGATGTCATTTAGATTACAGAAAAAAGAATATAAATTTGTTAATGATGTAAGTAATAGATTTGTCCCAAAAATGCCAATGGTAGGTTTTTCAGATGATGATGTAAGAAATGTAGAAGTAATGAAAAAACATTTTGAAAAGAAACCAGATAATATATTAAAAACTTATTTAACTAAAGACGATGAAAAAACTATGATGGAGCAACTAGTAATAAGAACTTTAAAGAAAATTAAATCAAAGTAAATAGAAAAAATTTTACAACGATATATTTATAATAAAATAATAAACAAAAATTTAAAACAAAAAAATTATGGCTGATTTGTTAATGAAAATGCCAGTTCCTTACGAACCGAAAAGACAGAACAGATTTATTTTGAGATTTCCATCTTCTTTAGGGATTAATGAATGGTTTGTTGAAAGTGCGGCAAGACCTTCCATCAAGATAAATTCAACAGAAATACCCTTTTTGAATACATCAACTTATGTCGCAGGTAGGTTTACTTGGAGTTCAATACAAGTAAAATTCCGAGACCCAATCGGTCCTTCCGCTTCACAAGCTCTTATGGAATGGGTTCGTCTATGTGCTGAATCAGTAACGGGTCGTATGGGTTACGCTGCTGGATACAAAAAAAATGTGGACATCGAAATGTTAGACCCAACTGGTGTTGTTGTGGAAAAATGGATATTAGAAGGAACATTTATGACAGATGTTAACTTTGGTTCATTAGCATACAGTCAAGATGCATTGGCTGATGTTACAGCTACTATGCAAATGGATCGTTGTATTCTTGTGTACTAAATTATTAATTATATTAAATTACATCCCATATGGTTTACCGTATGGGATTTTTATTTACAAAAAAAATATGTAAAGTATCTTTATAATAAAAAAAGTATATGGAAGATTATGCATTACAATATGGGCAAACAGATTTTAATTTACCACACGATGTTGTGAAATTACCATCAGGTGGTGTTTTTTATAAATCTAAGAAAAAAAGTGTAAAAGTTGGATATTTGACTGCGGTTGATGAGAACATTTTATCAAACATTAACCCCGAAAGATCGATAAGAGAGACTGTTGTTTTACCTTTATTAAGAAATAAGATTTATGAACACGATTTAAGACCTGAAGAACTATTAGATGGTGATACTGAAGCGTTATTGATTTTTTTGAGAAACACTTCTTTCGGACCTGAATATAGAGTTAATCTTAGGGATCCAAAAACTAATGCCACATTTGAAACAAGTATAATGTTGGATGAGTTAAATATTAAAAAAACAAATTCATCTCCTGATGAGAATGGATATTTGACAACTACTTTACCTAGAAGTGGAAATGAAGTTAAACTTAAATTATTAAATGTTCGGGATTTAATGGAAATTGAAACTGTAATTAGTTCTTACCCTAAAGGAAGGACAGCACCCGTCCAAACAACAAGATTAAATAAAATGATTGTTAGTATAGATGGAAATGAAGATAGAATGTACATTTCAAAATTCATAGAATCTATGCCAATAATGGATTCAAAACATATCAAGAATTTTCTATTTGAAAACGAACCAAGATTAGACTTAACAAAAGAAGTAATAGCCCCGTCAGGAGAAAGAGTAATGGCAGACATTACTTTTGGGGTTGAATTTTTTCGGCCTTTCTTCTGATTATTCAAAGTACCTTTTAGATGAGTATTACATTTTAGCAAAATTTCTTCGTACTACCTATACGGAATTTCTTAAAATGCCAACATATGTAAGACGTTATTTAATTGACAAAATTGTTAAGGAACACGAAAAAAACAATTAAAAAACGTATTTATAAATAAAAATTATGTTTAGTCCAACTGACTCTGGTGATCCGGAAAAAGAAAGTCAATCTACCGCTGGTTATTCTTATACTTCATATGACATATTAGGTGAGACCGCAAAATTATATAATGGGTTAACCTCTCTTAATTTAAATCAGATAAAAACTGCTTTTTCTAATTTTACCACAAGTATTACTGGTAATTTTGGTATATCCGCAATATTTGAGGCTGTTTCAGATTTAGATAAAAAAAGTGCGGACTTAGTTAAAGTTTTGGGTGTTGGAGGGCAAAGAGGTGCCGAATTACAAACTACTATAGCAGATGCAATACCACAATTTTTAGAAATGGGTTTAAAGGCTGATGATGCAAGTGGTACATATGAAAAATTAATTAAAAAATTTGGTACAAATCTAAAACTTTCTGATGAACAACTCGCGTCTTTGGCTGCGACAGCCAAAGTTACAGGAATTGAAGTGGATGTTTTGGCTGAAAACTTCAGAAACGTGGGATACAATTTAGAAAGTGTTGAAAAAAGAATGATGGAAGTAACCAAAATTGCGAATCAAGCAGGTGTTACTGTGGCTGCAGTTGCGGGTGGAGTTTCTACCAATTTAGGTAAAATGAACTTATTTAATTTTGAAAACGGAACAAAAGGTTTGGCAAAAATGGCGGTTCAAGCAAGTAGATTGGGAATCGATATGAAAAGTGTTTTTGCGGTTGTTGAAGATGTTTTCAATCCTGAGAAAGCAATTGACTTGGCGGCTAGTTTACAAATGTTAGGTGTAAGAACTGGTGAATTATTGGATCCACTTAGACTTATGGATTTAGCACAAAATGATCCAACAGAATTACAAAATCAAATTGTAAATATGTCAAAAGAATTTGTTAGGTTTAATGAACAAAATCAGAAGTTTGAAATTATGCCAGGGGCAAAAAGAAGATTACGAGAAGTTGCGGGAGCTCTTCAAATGGGCGCCGAAGAATTTGCGAGTATGTCTATCAAAGCTGCGGAGTTTGATACTAAAATGAAACAAATTAAATTTTCTCCTGATATTAATGAAGAAGATAAAGAATTAGTGGCAACTCTTTCACAAATAAATGAAAAAGGAATTGCTCAGATAAAAGTAAGGAAGTTTGATGAGCAAGGAAAACCTTTAGAAGAACAATTAATTAATGCGAGTGATATTACTGCGGAACAAATCAAAGATTTGAAAAAACAACAAGAACTGGAAGGACAATCTATGCAAAAAATTGCAATCGATCAACTTAGTGAGGCAGCAAAAACAAATGCAATTTTAGATAAAGCTATGTCTGCTTTCAGATACGGATTAGCCGGTACTGAAATACCACAAGAAATTTATAAAACAGGATTAAAAGGTGTTCAAGCAATGGGTGGATTATTACCCGATGAAAGTGAAACATATAGAACAAACACAGAAGCAGTATTGAGTAGTCTTAGTTCTACTTTAAAAGAATATGGTATAGATGTTGGTGATATTGGACAAGAAATGAAAGACGGATACAAAACGGTAATTGATTGGATAGAAACAACTTTTAAGGGTCCACAAGCAAAGGTTCAAAGTATGAATAACGTCCAAAAGGTAGAAAACCTTACAAGTTCTGACTTGGCTTTATTGAATGAAATGCAAAAATTACAAGCAACCGAAACAAAACAATTTGTTGGTAAATTGGATGTTGGGGATGCCACAATTAATGTAAATGTAAAAGTACCCGATTTGTTAACTCAAGATCAAAAAAATCAATGGATGACGTATGCTAAGGAGTATTTCTCAAATGCTGAGAATGTTAACAATATAATGAAGTCATACGTGAATCTAGTGGAAAAAAATGCTGGACTTACATCTTCAAAATAATTATAAAAATATATTTTATGTATTTATAGGAAAAGATAAAGTATGTCGGATAGTATATTGTCATTTGCTAATTCATCGTCATTTAGAAATACATTAATTGCGAGAAATTTAGCCCCTTATCAAGTACAAGGTGTATATACTCCACCTGCTGGTAATGTTACCTATGAAGCATCACCATTAAGTGACAGTAACGTTATAGATTCACCCGATTTTTTAATATCAACCAATGTCAGAGCAAATTTACTTTATCCATTAAATGAATATGGGCCTGAACCAGGTTTTGTTGGAAAATATACCGTACCTGGACAACCTTATCCTGTTGAATCAAATAAAGGACCATATGATTATGGTGAAGCAAATATTGATTTAGTTAATGAATTTTATATTGACTTAACTTATGTGAATAACAAATATGGACCATCAGAAGGAACATATAAAGATATGTATGTTGTAACGGATTCGTTACAAAACGTTTCTTTATTTTCCCCTTACTCAAATACAGATGGATTCCCAATAACGTTTATTCCGTCCTTTTATAGTCCATTTCAAATCCTAACAAGTAATAATCCATTTGGTTCTGACGGAACTTTATCACAAGATTCTTACTTAGCAAAAATAGGTGCAACATATCTGAAAGGATATTTTAATGAAAGAATTGCATCAGAAATAGAACAACTTACAGTTGGATCGATAAACTTAGATACTTTATCGGATCCGTTTAGTGCGAGTTTATTAGCGACAGGACAACAACCATTTTTTATAAAAAATTGGAAAATCACAGTACCTGAAAATCCTGTCTTAGCTGCTGTATCATTTGCAAATAGATTATCAGGTACATACTTTCCTGTGTCATTTATTCCTGGTGATTATTTCAATGAGAATAATCCTGAAGCAAATGTTTCAGGTGCATTAAACACCGCAAATAATCTTACGGGAGGTGCATTAGGTGGTGTACTTAACAAATATAGAAGTCCTTCTGAATTATTTTTGGCGAACACCGGTAATGGACAACAATCCATATTATTTGCAAATTTAAATTATAATTTATATCGTCCGTTATATCAAAAAAATCTTATACAAGGGGCGTCTCAGGCGATTAATAATTTATTTAATGGTGATAATGGTGGTGGTGGATACTATGTTGGTAACCAAAACGCGGAACCAAGTCAAATAACAAACCCATCAAATGAAGTTGCGGTTGATAGATTTGGAAAACAACAAGCAACTTTAGTATATGGACCTGATGAATTAGGAAAAATATACGAAGGAAATGAAGGTAAACTTAATTTTGGTTTAGGGGCTAGATCGCATCACGATGGTGATGGTATTGACGGTAAATTTGTTTGGACATCACCAAAATACAGACCTAACGCTGGATTTAAAGTAGGGAGAGGTGGAGAAGTTTTTCAGTTAGATAATGAATTTAATATTATTGAAGGACAATATAGTCAAGATCAATCGATAGACGTTGATTTTAAAGGGGGTTCTATTTTAGATAATACACAAAGAATCATTAATTCTGCTGACAATGTTCAGGGAGCAAAAAAATTAAAACACGTTGGTAATGCAATAAACCAAGTATCAAAAGTTTTCAATGATGGTTATAAAGAATTAACAAAAGGTTCACAAGTTATTGCATATTATGATTCAACAACAGGAAGTAATACAATTGGAGAAAGTGGATTTGAAGTTGGAAGAGAATATTGTAGAGTTTTTCAAAAAGATACACCATATTACACATATGCTGATTTACAAAAAACAGATGGTATTACCACATCGGGAAGAAGATTTCATAATTCTGTTTTTGATAACACATATAATTTAAATATTGTTCCTTTAAGAAATCCAGGATCAACTAACATTGTTGATAATAAAGTAAAAAAATATATGTTTTCACTTGAAAACTTAGCTTGGAGAACTTCTAGTGAACCTGGTTATCGATATGACGATTTACCAATATGTGAAAAAGGACCGAATGGGGGAAGAACAATGTGGTTTCCACCTTATAATTTAACTTTTAATGAAGATAGTAAAGCAAATTGGACACCAACGAGTTTTATAGGAAGACCTGAACCTATTTTTACATATAAAGAAACAACTAGAACTGGTAGTATTTCTTGGACAATTGTTGTCGATCACCCATCAGTGATGAATACAATTGTTAGACAACAATTAAAAAGTAAATCACCACAAGAAGTTAATTCAATTTTAGATTCATTTTTTGCCGGTTGTGTAAAATATGATTTATATGATTTAGCAATTAAATTTAATACTATACCAACATCTGAATTATACACATATCAACAAATATTAAATGAGCCAAGAAAAACTCAAGAAGAGATTGAAACGGTTATACAAGGAATAAGTGTGGATTACTCTTTAGGAGGTATTGATGACGCTGGTGGACAAGGTGGTGGTGATGGAACATTAACCACAGATATTACAATAGAGATTGAACAAGGACCATCAATTGAAGAAGAAGTACAATTAAGAGATTTGGATGCATTCCAAGACTATGCATTTTATTTTGAAAATGATTCACCATATTATAACCAACCTATAAAAAATATTTCAGACCCTGCAGAGTGGAAAGTTGCCGGACCTTGGTCTAGAGATTATAAAGTACCTTGTAATTATGAAAATTGTGATTATGAGGCGTATTATGATTTTTATTTAAGTTTGAGAAATAAAAAATACGTAACAAATGCTCCCGAAGTTTGTTGGGGTAGATTAAGCGGAAAAACAGAAGTATTCAAGAAAGAAGGGGTGCAACCATTCTTTGAAAATGTTGTGATAGATAATTTTGATGTAATCAAAAATGAATTGATGCCAAAAATAAAAGAACTTATTGTTGAAAAAAACGCAGTAGTTCAGATACAATTAGTAGGTTCCGCATCTCCAATACAAGTAAGTCTTGATTATAATAGATTTCTATCTGATAGAAGAATTGATTCAGTTGTTAAATGGATGAAAAAACAAAATGTTGGAGGTGAAGACTTTCAAAAGTTTTTTGATGAAGGAAAAATAATAGTCAACACCGAGTCTTTGGGTGAAGAAGCTATAATAACACCAAAAAGTAAAGATGGTACAAATTTTACAATAGATTGTAATCAAAACATTTTGGATGGACCTGTTTTTTCTACCGCTAAGAAAAATGATTACGGTGGTGAGTGGTACTCAGTACCTGCAATGGCGTGTAGAAAAGTAAGAATTAAATCAATTGTTGCAACAAGAAAAGTTAAACCACAAGAAGACCCGGTTGTCGATATTACTTTTGATCCTGTTGAAATACCTGATTCATCAGGAACAACAGGATCAACAACAATTTTAATACCACCTTTAAAAATCATAGATCAACCAGATCCTATTATAAGTGTTAAAGAAAATATTAGTAAAAAAATATTGAGACATTTATTTTCTGAATGTGATTATTTTGATGTTTTGAAAGAAACGGATCCTATGGTTTTTGATAGTTTAAAAGATAGAATAAAATATTTTAGCCCTACGTTCCATTCAATTACACCGGAAGGTTTAAATGCGAGGTTAACGTTTTTGCAACAATGTATGAGACCTGGACAAACTATTCCGGTAATTGGACCTGACGGTAAACCAAAATATAATGATGCTCAAAATACCGCATTTGGAGCCCCTCCTATTTTAGTTTTGAGAGTGGGTGACTTTTTTCATACTAAGATTGTCCCTCAAAGTTTAGGTATACAGTATGACCCTTTATTGTTTGATATAAACCCTGAAGGTATAGGTATTCAGCCAATGTTAGCAAAAGTGACGTTAGGATTTGAATTTATTGGTGGGCACGGTTTAGCGGAACCTATAAAACAATTACAGAACGCACTATCATTTAACTATTATGCGAATACTGAAATATATGATGAAAGATCTGTTGCAACTGAAGATACTAAAGAGAGAGACGAACAAGTTGTTGCGAGAATTGTTAAAGGAGCTGGGTCCGCTCCACCACCTGTAACAACGCAAAATGTTGTTAATCAAATCCCTCAAAAAGGTGGAGGAACAATTGGTACAATACAATCAACAAATTATGTGAACAATAATAATGTTGAGGAGGGGGATATTAGTTATACATCTTTAATAACTGAACTTTCAGAAAACACAAGAAATTATTTTACAACAATATTTAATCAATTCAGAACAATTACAAATGTTACAAACTATGGTATATTGTCCTTAGTTTACACGGATAGAAAATTTACTGATGGGAAATTTAGTGAATACGAAACTCCGACTGGTAATATTCCATTATACGGAAGATCTTTAACAATTGAAAGTAGAATACAAAGTTTAATTGAACAAACAATTCTTGACGTAAATAATGGTAATGCACCAATAATATTTGAAATAGAACCTTTCTCGGCACAACTTAACGCAACAAGTGCTCAAATTAGAGAACTACAAACAAAACTTGCGGATGAAGTTGCTAAAATGCAAAATAGATTAAATGAATATATAATTGAACCCGTAAATACAATTACAACATATCAAGAAAATTATAATTACATTTTAAGAAAAATGGATTTGATATGTAGTAAAGTTGATGGTACTAAAACAGAAAATGGTAAATATAAAGTTTATACTTTGAGTGGTGATAACCTTACAAAAATTACAGAAGAATATACACAGACTGTTGGTAACAAAGTTACAGATTTTAGTCTTAAATTTTTAAAAACTAATTTTTATGATCAAAATATATACGAAAATAATAATTTCGATCCTATTTTGACAATATTTGTTACTCCAGAACAAAGAAGGTTTTATATGACAATGTCACCGGTATTTTTAAATGACAATTTATATAATGACTTTGTTAATAATTTAATATCGGGTGAAAAAATAAAAACAAATACAAAATTAGTTGATAGTATAAAAAAATATTGTGACCTGTTCAAGAAAAATTTTATTAGTGAACACGATGAGGAAATTAAAAAATTCAATGATTTACAAGTGAGCGAAGATTATCAACAGTATGATAAATTCGAAATAGTTGAATTTGATTCTACGTTACAATATACCACAGATAACATTGGAAATACAAATCAAAAGAAAGATAGATTAAAAAATCTTTATAGTGATGTAAATTTAAACAAAGATGAAAAAACTTATAATGGAAAAGTAAAATTTAGTTAACTATGGCATTACAATATTATAATAGATATACTCAATTCCTTCAAAATGGGACACAGACAGTAGTTCCTTATGTTCCATTGCCTAATAAAACATCAGATATATCTTATATTTATAAAGTTGGGTATTCAAGAATGGACAAAATATCACAACAATTTTATAACTCACCATTTTTTGGATGGTTAATAATGTTAGCGAATCCCCAGTATACTGGATTTGAATTTAATATACCTGACGGTGCTGTATTGACTATACCATATCCATTATTAACTTCATTACAAGATTATAATGCAACGTTAGAAAACCAATTCTTTTATTATGGTAGATAGTACAGAAAATATACTTGTAGAATTTGATTATCAAAATATTTCCATAATCGATCCCAATAAAGTTGTGGATGAAGATGGAAAAGCAAAAGAACGATTAATAAAACAAGAAGACTTGGTTTATTATGCTAATTTAGAATGTTCTGTTTTACCAAGAACAAAGTTGGCGATTGGTGTTCCTTTGGAAGATTCTGTAAGAACAATATCTGTTGGTAAAATTAATTTTTTAAATCCTGGTAATAACAAATTTTTAGAAGAAATTTATGTTGATGAAATAACAGGAAAAGGTTCGTTAGAAGGTAAGGGGATTAACCAACAAAAAATAAATGCGATATCAAACCCAAATCAAAGTGATGACTATTTTTACCGTCAAACAACAATGACTAAAGGTAAAATTGGTGCGACAGATACAGGAATGTTAGGTATGAAACAAATTAATATTAATTATGGTACTGATTTTTTACCTGTAATTGATGTTACTTTGGAAGATGTTAAAGGGAGAGCGTTATTTGAGGCGGGAGCAAACTCACCATATGCTGCTTTTTTCCAATTACCATACCCTCTTTTTTACTTAACAATAAAAGGTTACCTTGGTAAAGCGGTTAGATTACCCTTGATGTTACAAAGTTTCAATGCTTCTTTTGAACCATCAAGTCACAATTTTAGAGTGCAATTAAAATTTTATACCTACAAGTATACAATTATGTCTCATATAAGTTGGCAGGCGATGATGGCAGCTCCATTAATGTTTCAGTCTCAAATAGAAACAACTTCACAAACTACTACAGGTGAAGGTACTAAAAACCAAGTAGTACAAAATGGGTGGTCTAGTAGAGGATATTCTAAAATGAAAGAACTTTATGCCGAATATAAATCAAAAGGACTTATTGATGATAATTTTCCTGAAATAACAATCCAAGAGTTACAAGTAAACCTCAATTCTTTTCTTAAAAATATAATTGATAATTATCCTAAAACTAACATAGACACTCTTGTTAGTATGGAACAATATTTAAAGACATTAGATTTTTATGAGCAGGAAGTATTATTATATGAAGGTAACAATTCTTGGTTTAACAAATATATGGATACAAGTAATCCATTTTATACTTTTCCTGCGAATGGTGAGTCAGAAGGTATTTTAGTTTATCAGTTTAAAAAAGAATATTCAACAGAACAACAACGGAATACCGCATTGACTGAATTGAGTAAAACAGTTGTTGGTAAAAATAACATTTTGAATAATAATTCTGTATTTGGTAATGGAAAACCTAACAACATACCTGTAGATATTTTTTTAAATTTAAATAATAAAACAGGAACATTTTATTACAATGGTACAATCCAAACTATAGATCCTGCAAAAACTTATTATCAAAGAAATAAAAAAGATATACCATTTTCCGCTGAAACCACTTTTAAGAATTTTATTGCATCACAATATGATGCATCACCAAAATTCTTCTTTAAAGGGTCTAACTCATTTCAAGAAAAAATAACTACAATAAGAGAAAATTATCAAACAAAGAGTCAAGAAATTGAACAAAAACTATCGGAAGAACTTGTTCTTAACATAAGTAAAAGTGCAAGTGAGGGAGGAATTGGATTTTCCCCAACGATTAGAAATGTCTTAGCGGTATTTTTAGCTCAAGGAGAATCTTTTCTTAGATTATTAGATGAAGTACACACAAAGGCTTGGGATTTGAGAGAGGATACATTAAGAAAAGCGGTTGTTTTATCAACATCTTCAGGTGCAAATAGTGTTGATTTGAAAAATGATTTAAGTGTTTTTGAAACACCAATTTATCCTTGGCCTCAAATTATTGTTGAGAACAATTTGAAAGAAGGTGAAAGATACGAATTAAAATATCCTGGTGATTTAAGTATTGCTGCTAAAATTAGGGCTTATCAACCTGAAATTTGGCCTGAGGTTGAATTTGTTGAAGACTTTATTAAAGCAATTTATGAAAGAAAAGTTCCCGACAAGTTTCCGACGGACACTACCAACACTTTATTAAAACCTAATAGGTTAAGTTTTAATGCGATTGAATTTCCTATCACCAATCAAGTTTATCAAAATGTTGAAGAAGTAAAATTTTTCTATGAAATATATGAAAGACTATTACTTAATTCATTTTATAGTAAATTAAGTAGAGATTCTAACAAGATTTTTAATATGACAGAACATTATGCTGAGTCTGAAGTTTTAAGTATGATAAAATCATTAGGTAATGATAACCCGTTTCTTACAAAGAAATTAAAAGAATATGATATTAATTCAAACATATATCTTTCATTCCTGAGACACATTTCAAATGGAGGTTCAGGTGAATCGTGGCAAAACTTTATAAGAGGTATTTTTAACACTGGTTATATAAACAATGAAGTTGAAAATTCATTTAGATTTATAAATCAAGACATATTTGCGAATCAAAAATCACAACCATTACTATCAGTAACAAATGAAAAATACCCACAAGAATATTTTGGAAGTTCAAATATAGTTGAAAATTTTGATTTCACAGACGTTTATCCAATAACAAATTTAAATTGGATAAATAATTATATGGCTGATGGTAACAATCTACAAAAAAGGGAAAACGTATTCAAAACAAACCAAGTTTTGGAATATAATACCACAATAAAAAGTATCAGTAATTTTGATAACAATGTAGAATCAAAGGATAAACAACCTGTTACAAATTTTAATTATAAGACAAATAACAGCGGAACATTTAAACAAAGTTTGGATTTAACTAATTTACAAAATTTTTATGAAAATAGGAAAATATTAGAACAATACACTACGGAAGGGAACATTGAATATTTTGATTATAATAACAATTTAACACCAAATCAAACAACTTCAATGTTGAATACACCGTATTTTATAAATGCAATACAAGAAGGGGTATTCAAATTCAGATTCACAAATGATTTATACCCATATAAGAACGCTGCATATCTATTTTTAAATAGTTTACCGTTAGCAACACTTAGAGAAAAATATAAAGAAGATAACAATGGTAGTTTTAATGATTTAGATTATATTTTCTCAACATTTAAAAAGTATGGTGCAATACATAGATTACCTTATGCGTGGATTCTTAAATACGGTTCTATTTGGCATAGATATAAAAAATGGTTAGAAGATGAAGAAGATATTTTAGATTCAGTATGGACAGATTTTAATTATTTGGATAACTACGATCCACAACTAAGTGCTTTAACTAAAACATTTTCTTTAGTTTTAAATTCAGTACCACAGGATATTGTATTACAGCAAACATTTACAAACGGTTCTGATGAACAAGACGTTATAAATGTTGGTTTTTATCCTAAACTTTTGGATGACTTTAATACTTTCATACAAGGAAGACGTGTTTTCGAAACATTAGTACCAATATCAGGAACTTGTACAATATCAGGAAGTGTATTAACAGTAACTGCGGTTAGTGGTAATGATTTGTTTGATGGTGCAATTATATCAGGTCCTGGTATATCTTTTGCAACAACAATAACAGGACAAACAAGCGGTACTATTGGTGGTATTGGGGAATATTTGGTAGACATACCACAATCAATTGATAGTCCAGTCAATTTTGTAGTTGGAAATCCACCAAACCAATTTTATTCTGATGATGAAGTCCAATTAGCAATCAATAATGGTGTTTTATTTATGAAAAATTCACCATTATCTACAATAATAAAACCAAATGGATTTGATTCAACTAATCCTAATCGTTCATTGACGTTGAAACCGTGGAGTTGTTATGTATCATCTCCAGATGGGGCGAACATTTACCCAATGCCATCATTCGGTTCTAATGTTAATCAAACAAATTTTGAATGTTTTAGAAATGATGGAACACTTAGAACTGAAGTTGAAAATAATCCTGCAATGTTTAATGGTTCCGTAAGATTATTTTGGAAAGCACCTAATTATGGGTATTTTGATAATAATAAACTAACAAAACCAAACCCCGACAGTTATATGAAAAAAGTATTCAACAAACAGTCGGTACAAGAAAATTTCTCAATAAACCAAACATCAACAGAATACTCCAAAATAAGTGAAATATTTACAACATTTGAAAAAGATATTTTGGATTTAATGGAAACAGAGTTTCTTAATTTTAGTAAATCATTTTATGATTTTACAAGTAATATAAAACCAACAATTGTTGGAGATACTACACAAACAAACACAACTAACGGGAATTTTCAATCATTAATGAGACAAATGATGAAAATACCAAAACCACAAAATACGGATAACTCAACCGTTGTTATATCTGAAATACAAGAAGCTCAAGTTAAAAACTTTGAACAATACTTAAATCAATTTATGGAATATAAAGTTAGTATGGTTTATGGTAACCCATCTAATTTTGATAGACAATTATTTTATTCATATTCAAATCAAGTATTTTTCGATCCGATAAGTTTTCAAGGATACAATAGTGGTTCACCAAATAGTCTTCCTTTTGCGGGTGGGTCTATAACACTAGC